CTGTGGAGCAAGTCGGTGCCGACTTGCGTTGAAGCAGAAAGTACAAACGGACGCAATGTCCGTAAGTTCATGACAGACACTAATATACGTGCAAAGCAGTGCAGTAGATATAAGTACAAGAACAAGATATATGGCACTAAGGAGTATCTGCTTAAGGAACTTGTGGCATTCTGCATAGAGCACAACTATGTGCACGGCATGCAGGAGACAGATAACTTCAGTACATCCAGAGTGCTGTATTTTGAGCTGCCTGACGGCACTCAAGTCTCTTTTCATTGTAACGATGCCCGCGCCAGACCCTATAAAGGGACATGGGACGGTCTTGTGAACTCGACGCTGCCCAAGCTTGAAAAGTACATAAGACAGCACTACGGAAAGGAACTCGATGTCCACTAACCTGGAAAAGGAAATAGCAAGACTCGATATTAGGCAGCAACCTGTGGACGGACTTGAGATTGCCCCTGGCTGTGTGCGCACTTCAGGCGGGTTCGTTATTCGAACACCAAAATCCAAGCTGAAGAAGCAGATGATAAAGCAGCAGACACAAGCGGAGGCAATCGTAACCAAGCCTGCAACACAGTCTGTGCTGCCTGCACCTGAACCTGCAGCTGCTGTACATGTGCAGCCCGAAAGTCGTCGCGTGTACAGAGAGCCTGAACAACATGTGACTTTCACAACGCCTGTAGGAAGCATATCCGGCAAGTACTGGCCTGTCATAGACGCAGGCGACTATGTTGTTCTTGGACTGACCGAGCAGTCGTTTGTTCCGTCTACGTACAAGGAAGCGCCGGATATGAAGCTGCAGCTGAAGGCCGACAAGCTGGATGTATGTGTCGTATACACAGGATGCAGGTTCACTGATCCTGATATCGAGAGAGAATACATTGTAATGTTGAAGGTAACCAATGCTTAACAAACAAAGTAACAAAGGAATTCCCTGCACATACTGTGACGAGAAGGCGCTGCCGGATACGCAGCCGCCCGTGTGTGCAAAACACAAGGGAATCAAGAAGAAGGCTTCCGGAGCGGTAACGCTTAAGGAACTCGAAAACAAACCCGCAGGTCAATAATGTTGGCATACCTGACGGTCGTAGGCACTCTGCTTATCATATGGATACTCGCAGCACCTCTGTACTATTGGATCGCTGCAGGCATAGAGTGTAACGCAAAATACGCTTCCGCAAGGGAGCGCAGAGAAGCGGAATACGCATACATGAACGAACAGTTCAAGCTGTTCGAGCATGCTGTCCGCGATGAAGCTGATAAGCGACTGTCAGGTCTTGACCGGGAACAAGACAGCCGCCGCAATGCTTTAATACGCGCGAATAAAGCGCACAAAACACAGAGCAATAAGGTGTACCAAGGTAAACAGGATAAGGCGTACTCAGATAAGGCGCACAAACAGAAAAAGCATATGCGGCAGCTGCCCAAACCACAGAAACAAGGAAAGGGCAACAATGCAGGTAAAAAGACCAAGTGCAACAATAGTAAACGAGCCGGACATCTTCCGGCAGATGGAATACGCGGGCAGGGTGTGCACAAACACTCTGCACAGAATGGACGAAAACAAAGCGCTCGACTTTGTAACAAAAAGGGCGCAGACAAGAGAATTCAGCGTTCTTGAGCATGCAGGCATCGATGTCACAAATGAGATGCCGAAGCTTGACCTGATCGACGAAGATTCGCCTGAATTCGGCCTTGTAATGTCCAGAACGGTGCTGGGCGGTATCAGATGCAGCGACCTTGCACAATACAGCTCACATCACAGAGATCCTTCCACATGGGCAGACCTGCCCAGAGACCGTACAATTCTGACATTCGATGTTACATGTTCAAGGGCTACAGCTCAACAGCTCGAAAGACACAGGAACCTGTCCTTCTGCGAGAGGTCACTGCGGTATGTCAAGCTGTCGAAGGATACCTTCGAGATGTGCACGGCAGATCCGGAAAGCAACTCCAATAACAGAGCATTCATGAAGGCAGCGGAAACGGCGCTTGACTGTTATCTCGAGCTGCTTGATTCGGGGTACTCTGCAGACGACGCAAGAAAAGTGCTTCCTCTCGGAACAGCTACACGTGTCGTAGTCACTGCCCAATGGTCATGGTGGTTAAACGTGCTCAGCAAGCGCTACCACAGACGTGCGTCCAGGGAGATGATCCTGCTGATGCAGGAACTGTACAAGCTGATGCCTGAGCAGATCGATCACGTCGTCGACAACAACTTGCAGAAGCAGTTCGACGAGGCCGACAGGTATGTTTGACCGACATCGTGATTTTACGGTAGTCGGCAAGCCCGGAATGTCAGGTCGTGTGGTGGGCGAAAAGTCGGTGAAACAGGAAACGCAGCCAAGGTCGCAAGACGTGCTAAGCGACATCAAGGCTGCGATGTTATCTGTCCAACCGACTGCTATAAGTGCAGGTATAAGCAACCTGCCATTCACATATATAAAGAAACTTGCATATCTGCGTTCCATTGAGACCTTCCTCAGTGCACAGCTCACCAGCGTGCGCAAAGAGATACAATCTATACAGGAAGACTCACTGCTGGATACAGACAATTAAAACATTCAGCCGGGTACTTATGTGCCCGGCATGAGGACAAACAAAATGAAAACAGAATGAGTACTGAAGAAGAAAGCAATCAAGGCCTATAAAGCCTTTAACAGTGACCTGACTTGCAAAGGCTTCCAATATGAAGTCGGGAAGGAATACCATCATAAAGGCAAGCTTGAGCTGTGTGAATCGGGGTTCCATGCCTGTCCCAAGCTGGTTGACTGCTTCAGGTTTTACCCGTTCAGGGAAGCTGAAACCAGAGTGGCCGAGGTGCTCGTCTGGGGTAAAGTCGAGTACGAAGATGTAGGTGTAAAACTCTGCGCCTCAAATATCAAGGTAGTCAGAGAACTTGCATGGAGCGAGGTGTTGTCTCTGTGCAATATCGGTGACAGTAACACCGGCTACGTTAACAGCGGCAACTGGAACAGCGGCAGCTTTAATAGCGGCAACTTTAATAGCGGCAACCATAACAGCGGCGACAATAATAGCGGCTACGGTAACAGCGGCAACTGGAACAGCGGCAACTGGAACAGCGGCAACTGGAACAGCGGCAACCATAATACAGGCGACTATAATACAGGCGACTATAATACAGGCGACAATAACAGCGGCAACTGGAACAGCGGCAACTGGAACAGCGGCAACTGGAACAGCGGCAACCATAACAGCGGCTATGGTAACAGCGGCAACCATAACAGCGGCGACAATAATAGCGGCCACCGTAATAGCGGTGCCTGGAACAGCGGCGACTGGAACAGCGGATACTTAAATACTTCGGCACAGAAATATTGCTTTATTTTCAACAAACAAGTTGAAAAGTCAGTCTTGGATCACATTGAGTTTCCGAAGTTCATGAGCTTCACTTTGTCAGAATGGATACCTGACTCCAAAATGTCACAGCAGGAGAAAAAGCAGCACCCAGAATACGTCACAACAAGCGGTTATCTCAAGAAGTACGACTACAAGGAAGCCTTCAGAAAGTCCTTCGCGGACGCTAGACGCAAACCGGATTGGCCCAAGCAGCGTCAGCTGCTGCTGAATCTGCCAAACTTCGATGCCAAGATATTTGAGGAGATATCAGGTATCAAGGAAGAGGAACTTATTTAAAGAAAGGAGAATGAAATGAAAGTAACAGAACTCGACACAAAAGAAGTAACAGTAACAGTAACACGCTACATACTGAATGAGAAGGTCTTTGACCTTGAAGAGTGCCCCGACTGGGCACAGTATGCAGCTGTGGATGAGGATGGGACTGCCTTTTTTATATGTATCCACCCAGTCCTGGTGTACACAGGTATAGGGGTACAGGTTCTGGATCGCATTGTATTCTGATACACACCGGCTATTCGCTCTTTGATTCCACCGACTGGCAGCACAGCCTTATCAAGCGACCTGAGAAGGTGCTTGAGGTTACCATGGCGGACATCGAGAAGAAATACGGATGCAAAATCAAGATTGTAAAGGAGAAGTGAGATGTTTATTCACTTACATAGTAAAGAAACAGACAAGCTCTTTGTAGTCAACACAGATTATATAGTCACGATATGCGACACTGAGTATGATGATTCACCGACGCCTGGTGCAATTCTCACTATAATTAGATTTGCAGGACCTGTAGAGGTAAAGGAAAGCGTTGCAGATATTGAGCGTCTTATGAATCGTGACAGAGTATATTCAACACTGACAACGAAGTGCATTTGATATGAAAGATTTTAAATTTCGTGTATGGGATTCAGTGCGCATGTCGTACGACCCTCCGAATTATCCTGACTATGTGCTGTCCACAGAAGGCAAAGTGTACCGAGGCGTATTGGATATTCCTCCACACCTGGCAATAAAGTTCATGCCAGAAGATGAGACCGGTGTCGAGATCAGTCTCGGTATGAAGGACAGAAACGGCAACTACATCTACGAAAATGACATCTTGAAGTTGCCTGAGGAATCAAGGTTGTTTACATATGTGATAAAAGAAGGCATCCCTTACCTTGAGGACGAAAATGAGCTGCTTGTACTTTCTGCAGTTCAGTTGTCGGATTGCGAGATAGTAGACAACATTCACTCAAAAGAAGTGCATGACTTTTTCCATGGAAAGGAAAACAAGTGATAACAGCAAGTGAACTTTATTGGATTTTCAGATGCGACAGCATACATGACATGCTGACAGCAAGTCTTATCATGCTTGGTATCGCATCAGCAATAGGTTGTATCATTATCTTAGCTATGTGCTTTAGCAGCTCTTGGGATGATGACGTAAGGTCGTGGTTCGAACCTGACAGTGATACAAGTGCCGAGCGTAAACAGATACTTACAGCTGTTAAGTGCGTTGCATGTCTGCTTGGTATTGTATGTATGCTGACTGTCGGCAAGGTTATGCTGCCTACAACGAAAGAGCTTATACTGATAAAGGTACTGCCTGAAGTGGTAAACAGTAAGTTTGTACAGGAAGATCTGCCCAGTGATATCCGTAAACTGTACACAGCAGCGGTACAGTCAACTTTGAATACATTGACAGACTCACAACAAAACACAAAGAAAGGAAAAGAATATGCTGACCATTGACGACTATTTCGATAACTACGAGAATCCCGACTACACATATAGCTGTCCCGAATGTGGAAGCACCGTTGAGCGTGATGACATTGAATGTCCTGAGTGCGGCTATCGGTTTGAAGACCCTGCAGATGTGTCAGAAATAGACGGCATGATATCTGACTCTGTCTCAGGTCAGCTGCTTGTAGACAGCGCATACAGTATGCCTGACAGTGAGGATCTTGATGATATCATGGATGACATTATGAAAGAGGCCCGAAATGAAGCATAAAGTCGGCGTGCCGGTAGTAGCTCAGGTGCGCAGGTTTCTTGCACTCTCAATCAAGGAACATACAGACATCAAGCGTGACTATAGAACTCGCGATTCCAAGTGTGACGAGCATGCAGAAAGCTGTACGAAGTACCAACGACGCCTATATGCTTCAGTATACTATGACAGCTGCAAGTTTATTTGCGCAATGAATGGGCTGCAGAGAGCAATCAATTACAGGCTCAGACATAAAGATATGAGCGGGTATGTCGACAAGATCACCCAGGATAAGTGGTACGCCGAGTTGACACGAATTCTTCTCCGATCACTCTTGGCCGAAGACACAATAGAACAGTTCATCAACTACATGGAGGGAAAGAGCACAAAATAAAGGACACAGCCTATGTTGCAGGCAATCAAACGACTCATCAAACGTATCACAATCAAACTAATCAGAGCAGTAAGGAAACTGTTCACAACAAACACAACGGCAGACATTGCCACTAAAACAAAGAAAGAAGAAGCAATGAAAAACACGAAAACAACCGCAATCACTCTCGCATCCGCAACCTCCTACAATCTCCAGTTCTTCCGTAAGGACGGACAGCGCTGGTTCGCACAGAAAGACGTCACATGCGTCTCCGGGCCTAGCTACTATCCCGGAGCCAATATTGGACGCCCTGTGATAGTGTCCAAGACAGATTTCGAGTACTTCGTCAACAACAAGAGAGCCTACAGAGGCCGTGTGTACCTTCCTGAGAAGGAACTTGTACAGTACATCAAGGACAGAACCGAAGTCGCTCTGGACGCACGTAAGATGCACATGAGAGGCAACCACACAGCAGGCTGGTCGACTTTCGCGGCAGACGCAATCGAGCAACTGTTCGGTATGAAGGTACCTGTCAGCGCTGTGGCAACCAAAGCGCTCAGCCCATCCACTAACCCGGAGAGAAGGAGAGTGGAGGAGACGCTCGCCAACGACAGCAACGCGCGCAGAGCATATGTCTCCGGTCGCCGCGCGCGCGCGTACGCGAGGGCGATTACGTTCAACATGGACAAGCAGGAGGCGCTGCTGTACAGCGTCTTCGGAAAGGAAAGTAATGACAGTAATAGAAATCGCAATCGGCAGACCAAAGGAAAATGAAGTTTCTGAGACTGTGTTCGTCAGTGATACCTCTGTATCTGCAAAGTGGCTGCTGGCAGAGGCTGCGCGTACATTGGAATCAGGCAGTTTCAAGAGACTGGAGGGTAGACGGCGCTTCAATGTCGAGCTGACTCAGCAGTATCTTGATAAGCAACTGACAGACGACAGTGTGTATCTTGAATTCGGAAAGCAGAACGACATTCTGTTCTGGGTTAACCTGAACGTTATCGACGTCGTAGAAGCTGTCGAAGCTTAACAGCACCAGTCGTAGAGATTTACTGTGCACATGTATAAGTGCACAATTCCTGCAGGGACATCGGATACAAGTCCTGTGTCCCTGCTCTTTAGTACGCTACAGCATTTGTTACCGGCTCATAAGACCGGCAGCAACAAAAAGAGGTAACATGACAAAGACTATTGTCAAAAGAGACGGACGAACAGAAGCGTTCGATGTCGCCAAAATCAAAGCAGCAATCGAAGCAGCAATGGCAGCTGTGCACAAAGGGCTGACAGGTGACCTCGCACAGAAAGCTGTGCAGCTGTCAGAACAGATCGCACAGAGCACAGAAGACGGTGCCAGCATAGAAAGCATCCAGGATAGTGTCGAGAAGGGTCTGATGGATGCAGAGCTGATAGAGGAAGCCAAAGCCTACATCAAGTACAGAGCAGCGCGTACAGATATACGTGAGGCCCGCACGCACCTGATGAAGATCATCGACAGCTTCTTCACAGAGAAACAGGACGACGGCAGCTCGCACAAAGAAAATGCGAACATCAATGCATCCTCAGTATCTGGAGCCTTCTACAGAATCGGCTCGGAGGCAAGCAAGGACTATTATACCAGGTGTCTGATTCCGTCTGAATTCGTAGAAGCGCATACGAACGGATATTTGCATTATCACGATGCAGACTATTATGGTCTCAGTCTCAACTGCATGCAGCATGACCTGGGTAAGATGTTCAAAAAAGGATTCTCCACAGGCAACGCCTATATTGGAGAGCCTCAGAGCATCACATCAGCAATGGCGCTGACTTGTGTTATTCTGCAGAGCGGCCAGACGGATCTGTTCGGCGGCGAGAGCATTCCGGCATGGGACTTCTACATGGAGCCCTATGTTGAGAAGAGCTTTAAGAAGGCGCTGAAGAAGCATCTCGAGAACATGGCCTTTGCGCCTGCGAACATGCAGGAGCTGTGGGTCAAGGAAAACGGGTACCAGGAACACACACCTGTATTCGAGAACGACGACTTATACAAGGCCTACAAGTGGGCCAAGCGGGATGTCGAAGCTGAGACGTACCAGGCGGCACAAGCCATGGTGTACAACTTGAATTCCTTAGCCAGCAGGGCCTGGTTGGCCCCTTCACACCGCGAGGTGTGTCGAACAAGAAAGTGAATTGCTGGAACACCTTAACGGGTAACGCCGAAGGCAATCAGCAG